GGTTATGACGATGACGGCAAAGGCGGCTTTGTTTTGAACAGTGGTAAAAAGCCACATGTAGCCTTATTAATCTGCACTTCTGATTTTAACGGGGACTATATTTTCGAAGGTTTCGCTAATGGTGAAATGATTGAAGCTTCCCACAATCACGGTACTAATAACAAAAACGAAACAGATGCGAACGCTACCTTAGAATATGATGTTATCGATCCTTTAGACGATAAAGTGTTTCTAGATAGCAAAGGACGTCAACGTTCTTACAAAGCTTACTATCAAGTCCATAACGGCTTTACTTTTGCAGATATGTTTAAGGAAGTATTTGGCGGGTACGTCTTATCTAAAGAAAATGCGGCCATTATTGGTGCTGCTAAAGAAGGACAAACAGGTAATGATGACTATGATCCAACTGGTGGTAACAGTGCTATAAACCATGAGTCCGATAATAATACAGATACCAATAATACAGGTTCAAATACTGCTGACGCTAATAATACAGACGATAATCCTAACACAGCTGGAGGTCAGGTTTAATGGAAACAATTAAATTAAAAACTGCTGCCCTTGGTTTAAAAGATGTGACAGAAGTCCCGACAACTTATAGAAACCAAGAAATGGCTAATCAAATGTATATTGATATGCTCAAGCTCAGTATTAGTCAGACTAAAGATTTATCTAGTTTAACTGGTACAAAAGCTACCAAAGCCTACATTGAAGAAGCCGAAAAAGTTAAAAAAGTAGATCAACAGCAACTAGAGTTCACTAAAAATCTTTTGAAATTAACTAATAAAGAAATCGAAAAAATTAAAGATGTTGTCTCCAATCAGGAAATTTCTCGGTGGAATAACTATGCGGTTATGCGCTTTAGAGGCCTGACAGATGAAGATATAGAAGAAATATATAACGAACAGCAAGAGGTAACAGAAGACCCAAAAGACGAGCAGGAAGGCTCAGACAGCAACTAGTACAAGCTAAGAAGGAGCAAAACGATCTTGCTTACGTAAAACAGCAGTTGCTATTTCGTGCTGGTATAACACCTTCGGAAATTGATGAAGAAGATTATTTCGAAATCCTAAGGATTAGCAAGGCCAAAGGAGATGAAGGCGATTAATTAATTCTTAAATCTTGAGGAAAGGAGGTAAATACAAATAAGAATTGATAATGAAATGGCGACTCGTATCGCCTTAGACACCGTCGGAGCTAGTAGCAGCTTACAGTCTTTAAATAACGCTATTAAATCAACGACTAACTCTTGGAAGTCTCAAGAAATAGCTTTAAAATCTTCTGGCGATATGTTGGGAGCGGCTCAAACTAGATATAACGGACTCTCAGAAACTATCGACAGGCAAAAGGCTAAAATTGATGAATTAGTAAATCGACAGAATCAATTAATTAATGTTAACCAAGAAACCACCCGTGCATATACCGAATATGAGAATAAGGTATCCTCATTGAAAAATGAGTTACAAAATCTGGATACCACTACGGATTCTGGCAGAGAACGTGCAGAACAACTCAAGAGCCAAATATCACAATTAACAGAAGAATTTCAAAAAAGCTCCGGCATAACTAAAAAAGATGCTGAAGCTTTTTTAAATTTACAAAAGAATATCAGTACTGCTGAAAAGCAGCTGTCTTCATACGAAGCCCAGCAAAAGCGGGCTGCTGATACGCTCAAATACTATGAATCAGGCTTGGCCGATTTGCAACGAGGCTATAAGCAAAACGAAGCTGCTTCCAAGGCTTACGTCAATAGACTACAAGCCGAAGGTAGAGAATCTGAAGCTAACAAGGCCAAACTTAGCGGCCTAAAACAGGCTTTAAATAACTTAAATTCACAATATAGCCTTCAAACTAAAGAGTTAAAAGCTTTAGCTGCTGAAGAAGGATTAACTAGTGAAGCCTACCTTAAGCAAAAAACGCGTGTTGATCAAACGGCAGAATCAATTGCTAAATGTAAAAGTCAAATTTTATTAGCTAAGAATAACTTGGAGAACCTGCGTAAAGCTACAACTCTAACTAATGCAACTAATAAAAGCTATGTTGACAGTCTCAATGCAATTGGCAGATCAACTGAAGCTCAACAGGCTAAACTCAACGGCGCTGTAACTGCCCATAAGAAGATGGCCGACCAGCTCAGCGCTGAACGTAAGTATTTAAGTGATCTTGATCGCGTTTATGGTCAGACGTCAAGTATGTATCAGGAACAGGCCGTAAAAGTTAATGATCTGACTTCTAAATATCAACTTAATGAATTAGAAACGCGCAAACTCAGTCGTTCTGTTGGCGAGATGAGTAGTCGCAGTATTCGTCTTAAGGATGATATATCGTTAATGGGTTCAGCAGCCCGTGAAGGATTTAATAAAGTTAGAACCGGTGCTGCATACGCCGCTGGAGGCTTTACAATTTTAGGCGCGGCTGCTGTTTCTGGTGCCAATAAAGCTTCTAGCCTACAAAACACTTACAAGGTAACTACTAACTTATTGGTTACTGGCGGAGAACAAGTTGCCGAAAGTGTTAAAAACGTTTCTCAAATGCAGCGAGACGGCGAAAAGTATTCCTTGCAATACGGGAAGTCACAGCAAAGCATTGCCGCTCAATACCAAGAATTAATTAAACGTGGCTATTCTGCCCAACAAGCGCTGGGAGCTATGAAATCAGAACTGCAGGCGTCAGTTGCTTCTGGAGACGATTTTAATGATGTAGTCAAAGTATCTAGCCAAGTAGTTGATGCTTTCGGTATGCGGAGCGATTCAACCTCCAAAATGGTTAAAAATACGCGCCAAGTTGTTAATGAGTTAGCCTATTCTGCCGATATGACTGCTACTGATTTCCAAAGCTTAGGAATAGGAATGTCCTATGTTGGTGATTCAGCACATACGGCTAATTTCAGTTTAGCTGAAACTTCCGCAGCTATGGGTGAACTTAGTAACCATGGTTTGGAAGCGGACAAAGCAGGTACTGGCTTAAGAAAAACTATTGTTTCTTTGGCTAAGCCTTCAAAAGATGCGACCGATGCATTAAAAAGCATTGGTATTCAGTCTACTAATGTATTCAAAGACGCTAACGGAAACTTCAAATCATTATCAGATATCCTGGGCATAATTAACGAACATACTAAAAACCTAGGAACAGCGCAACAGTCGGCCGTCTTTAAAGCAATCTTTGGAACAACTGGAATGCAAGCGGCACAGATCTTGGCGCAAAATAACGCTGAATTAACGACCTTAACTCAAAAGGTTCAAGAAGCGGGAGATAAAGGCAACTATGTTTCCCAATTAGCACAGAAAAATGCACAAACAGCGCAAATGTCACAGGAACGCTTTAAACAGGCTTGGTCTGACTTAACAATTATGTTTGGATCTAAAATGCTTCCTTATATGACTGAAGCTGCTAATGAACTTAGCAAACTATTTGCCCAAGAAGGATTCCGGAAGGATATTCGTAAAGCTGGTTCCGAAGTAGGTCAGGTTGCGGGTGGTATTTTAAACATTGCTAAATTTTCGATCCAACATAGTGATGAAGTGAAGACCTTTGCTAAAATTGTCGCTACCATTTGGGTTATTGATAAAGTAAGAAAGTTTGCACGTGCTACTCAAGACTTATTCGATTTATTAAAAATAGGTCGGAGTAACATTGTCAAAGAAACTGAACAAGTACAAATTGAAACCCAAGCTTATAAGCAATTAGCGGCTGCAAAAATAGAAGCCGAAAAGGCCGGCAGTACAGCCGCAACAACTAAAGGCAGTGCCACAAGCAAAATTAATAATACAGCAACTGAAAATGCTATGTTAGGCGGGCTAGAGAAAACAGCCAAAAGTAGTAGTAAATGGAACCTTTTAGGCAAAACAGTTGGTGCTCGAATTATTAATGGTGCTGGATTAGCTATTAGCGCCTGGGATGTGGGTTCTTCAATTGCTAAAGCAGTCCAATCTGGAAAAGCAAAAGATGCCTACGCTGCTAGTGGCAAAACTGCAGGTACTCTGATTGGTGGCGGCATTGGAGCTTATATTGGCGGCCCCGGTGGCGCTATGATTGGTGCTCAATTGGGCGAAGCAGTAGGTGGATCTAAATCAGTTACAAATATAACACGAAAGTTTATTAACTCATGGCAGAGACTTATGAGTAAGCAAAAAGTTAATCCACCAAAATTAAGCAGCAAAAAAGCTTATGACACTCTAAATAAAGAGACTGCCGCTTACTATAAAAAGAAGCAAGCGCAAGACAAAAAAGACTTAGAGCTGCTGCATAAAAATGGCATGATATCTGATGCCGAATATGCTAAAAGGCTGAAAGCAATAAAAGCTGATGCCAATAAGATGAACCAATACGAAAAGCTAAGCCAAAAAGACCGGACAGCAGTTTCCAAATATTACGCACAGCAAAGACAGAGCATTGAAGAAAAATACGCTAGCAAAAAACGTTCTATTGCTAGCAAATGGAATGCTAAAATGGTCGAAGATGAGCGTAAATATGGTGAAAATTCGCAACAAGTACAGAAAGACTTCGAAAAAAAGGAAGAAGCCTTACGCAAAAATGCTTCTGACAAGAAAAAAGCTATTTCCAACCTTAATTTAAAGTATGCTAAAAAGGATATGACAGATGAAGCCAAACTGCATACAACCTTAACTGGCAAGATTAAGTTGGAATCTGATAAGCAAGCTAAGATTCTAAAAGAACTTAATGATAAAAAAGGTTCATTAAGCAAAAAGAACCTCCAACGTATGGTTAATGATGCTAATGAAGAGTATCAAAAAACTAAGAGTCTAGCTGAAAGAGAATATAACGCTAAGGTTAAGGCCGCTAATAAGGCGGAAAATGCCATTGTTAAAGCAGCCAAACGGCAAAGAGACGAAACTGTCCAGGCCGCATATGATCAATGGCAAAAAACTGTTGATGCCGCTAATCGGCAATATCAAGGCCATGGCAAATATGCCGAGCAGCAAAGAAAGGCTGTTGTTGATGCAGCCACCAAACAACGTGACGGTGTTGTTGATAGTGCCAATAATCAATATTTAGAAACTGTGGGCAAGGCTAGTGCCCAACATGATGATGTTGTTAACAAGGCTAGTGATCAAAAAACAACCACTGTAAAACATGCACGAGATCAACGTGACCAGGTAGTCAGTGCGGCAAAGAAGCAAGGATACGATGCAGCCAAAGCCAGTGTAGATCAAGCCAATGATACTATGTCTGCCAACAGCAAACAGGCTACTGGAGTACAGAGTATTTGGAATAATGTTGTTAATTGGTTTAACTCATTACTCAAATATTTTGGTGTTAAACAGTTAAACTCAAACAAACAAAGCTACGGTTATAGCAAAGCAACAATTTCAGGGCAATATGCCCGTGGCGGTAGTGTTCAGACTTCCGGACTATCACTAGTTGGTGAAGCAGGACCGGAATTAAGATATAAGCCTTATGCCAATAAAGTTGATCTGGTCGGCCAAAAAGGCGCTGAATTAGTGCAGCTATCAGCTGGCGAACAAATCCTAAATGCTCAAGATACAGCCAAATTATTTGCCGGAACATTTAATCAAACTTTACCAGGATACGCTAACGGTACTTTGTCTCTTGATGATTTCTTAAAAAAGGCAAAAGATGCAACCAGTGATATCTGGGATTCAATTTCAGATGCGGCTTCTGACGCCTTAGATAAAATTACAAACCCAAAACAGACTTTGGAAGATATTGTTGCTAAGACTTTTAATTTAAAAAGCATTCCTAATGTAGGATCAGTACCGCAAGATGTTTCCAAAGGAATCGTTGATACCACTATTAAAGCAGTTGTGGATGAAATCAACAAACTTAAAAAAGTGATGGAAGACTTTGGTAGTGCCTCAAACCCCGCCGGTTCTGGAGTCCAACGTTGGATACCCGTAATTAGAAAAGCAGCAGCTAAGATGCGGGTTAATCTAACTGATAGCGGTTTACAAGCTATTTTGCATAGAATTGCCCAAGAATCCAATGGCGATCCAACAGTCACTAATAATTGGGACTCTAACGCAGCAGCAGGACACCCTTCAACAGGAGTACTACAATATATCCAGCCAACCTTGAATGCTTGGGTTCCACGTGGTGTTAAACCGATTATAAAAAGTGGATACGTTCAATTCTTAGCCTTGTTCAATGACTCTAACTGGTTAAGAGATATTTCTGTTAGTGGCGGTTGGGGACCAACGGGTTATAAAAGGTTTGCTAATGGTGGCAGAGTGGATACTGAAGCACTTTATCACCTTGCCGAAGGTAATCAACCTGAATATGTAATTCCTATGTCACCAAATAAGCGCCCACGAGCAATGCAGCTTTTGAAAGAAGTAGTTGACCATTTTGCCACTGAAGATAATGGTTCAGGAGATACGATCACTGTTAAGAACAATGATGACGAATATTTAAAGAATCAGTTACAAGTCTTATTGGATATCAACTCCAACCTTACTAAAGTTCTAACAACCATTATTGATATTAAAAATTCTAGTGGCAACTCTGGAACTAGTTTAAATCAACTTTCGGACGCTTTAAATAGTTTAGGCCTAAAGCAACGTAAAGCTACTAGCTTCCAAACATGATTACTATAAGGAGGTTTTAGGTATTGGGGAAGTTATTAAACGGAAAATATCCGAGTAATACTTTGTTAGTAAAAACTCGAGACGACCCCGAGTTTGAGGTTCGAGATTATCGCGGCTTAACCTTTTTACAGATGGACGTTAACGCTCCACAAACTCAGACTAATTTTATTAATTTACAAGGTGTAGATGGTTCCTTTCAACAGGGACCTATTTTGTTAGGAGCTAGAACAGCTACTATTAATTTTTTTATGGAAGCTGATGATGGTATTGATTTTAATACTAAATTACACGAAGTTTGGAGTATGTTTTATAGCCGCCAATTAGTCAGACTAAGGCAATCTGATATGCCGGGAATCTGTGTATATGGAATAGTTAAACCGTTCGAGGTAACCCATTATTCTAGGTTTGATAAGAGTTTTTCTATTCAATTCGATTTACCCTCCGGTTATCGATATTCAGTTTTACGGTCAACGGAATTTCCTTTAAATGTTGATGACAACCTACAAGACGGCGTGGGAATTGGAATGAATTTACCTATGGAGAAATTAGAATATACACATTCAAATGGTGAATTCAAAATCTATAATCCCTCCGATTTTGATATTCAGCCTTATGAACAAAGGCACGATCTAAATATTATTTTTAAAGGCACAGGCAGCCCAACTTTAGAGAACAAAGATACAGGTGATATCTTTTCTTATAATAAAACCCTAACAGCTAATGACAGCTTGGTTTTAAATGGAGTACACCCGTTGTTAAATGGCAATCCTTGCGAGATTGATACAAATCATGGTGATATTCAGTTGGTAAGAAAATCATGGAACAATTTCAGCTTAACTGGCTTTACTGGAACTGTTACTTTTGATTTTCCGTTTTTATATCTATGACAAAATTATTTAGATTACCCAAAGTTAGAGTACAAGATCGTAAAAGCCAGTACGACGAGACGCTAGCCTGCATTCAAGAGGACAGCTGGGATCAAGATATAGAATTGAATCAAACTGATCAGATAGATTTCACAGCTTCAAATGATGGCACGTTAGGATATCAATTATTAGACAATGAAAACTATTTGTTATTTGAGGGACAACTATACCGTATCAAACAAGCTGATAAAGATGATTCCGGCTACGATATTAAACGTACGATTACGGCAACTCATATTAGATTCGATGCGCAATATGTTTATCAATATGACAAACACAAGGGCGATTGGACCGTAGGTCCGGCCGATTTAATGAGTTTTGTTTTTGACCAAAGCGAATTAGGTAATCATGGTTTTACTTGGTCAATAATTGGTGATCCGCCAAAGGTATCGGTCAACGATTACGGGGAATGTTCCGGTCAAGACTGCATTAATGACTGCTGCGAAAAATTTAACATGGTAGTAACTGCGGACAATAAGCATATCTATTTAACGGTAATGGAACAATTCGTTAAAAAAATTAATGCAAGCTTCAAATATATTTATAATACTCCTGAATTTCAGACTTCAATTGATACTACCGAACTGCAAAATATCGCCAAGTGTTACGGCAAAACTAAAGAAAAAGAGGAAGGAACTGCTGGATCAGATGATGAAACAGAATATTATTTTGCACCCTTCATTGTTAGAGACGAAAAATCAATCAAGGAATGGGGCGAGCGTCCAGGGCCGCCAATTGTTGATGAAAGATTTACTGATCCGGAGGCTATGCGTCAATATGCTTTGGCCACCATGAAATCAGAACCTGATTTACAAATCACTTTAAATTTTTCTGGAGATGAAAAATTAGAGTTAGGCAACATGCTATATACCGTTGTTCAGCCGGAAAACTTTGAGACTTGGGTTACGGTAACCGGCATTAAAAATAATGTATTTGCCCGACCTAAAAACGCCGAAATTACTTTAGAAAATAAAAGAGAGAATCTAGTAGATTATGAAGTTGCAATTCAAAAATCTATTAAATCAGTTAAAGGCCATTTATCAGGTATTGGCCGTTCCTTATCAGCTGTTGATACTTTAGCCAATAATGCTTGGGGAATGGGGACTATTACTAAAAAAGTAGGTGAAGTACATGACCGAAATTAGATCTATTGCTGATTCGACCCGCACCTTTTACTATCCACAGACGCACTATCAGGCAGTAGTTGGTTTTGAAGAAGGCATTAAAAATATAGTTAATTATAAATATGTAAGCAATCTAACAAAGCCGCAATATTTAAAAGACTTGTATTCAATCTCTGAATCAGGCCTTTTTTATTTTGATGATAAAACAGCAAACAAACCGGAACAATTGAGTAATGGTTTTGTTCAGGCACTATTTTATGATGCTAAAAATGGGGTGGTCAATTTAATTAATACACTTAACTTTTACGATATTAAAGACAGCAAATGGTCCAAATTAAAGACTATCAGCTCAATTATTAAAGGAGGTGAAGCTAATGCGACTGAATAATTTACCGCAAGAAGTTTTAGAATCAGAATTTCCTAATTTAGTTTCTAAAGCTATAGAAAAGGGCTATTTAATTCTTGATAACGGCGATGATGGCAGGCAAGTAATAATCGCCCGGCCAACCAAAGACGGAAAATTT